TGGTATTCCCTTCAAAAAGACTCTGTGGATATTGTCGGAAGGGCAAAAGAGTTGAAAGCAGTAAATTTAGCTTTCAGTACATGGAATTTTGAAATTCCACTTAAGCTCAAAAATGTTAGGGGAAGTGATCAACCCCCTGACATTACAATCAACTTTGTAAAAAGTGAAAACGATACGCATCTAAAACAAGGTGTTCTTGCGTATGCGTATTATCCACAAACCAGAAAAGAAGGAACAATTGTTTTCAATGAAGATTACATGTGGTCACTTAACGGTAAATCTGTAAATGCACATGAAGCTTTACCAGAATTATATCCAAGACCAACAAAGACTACTATCAGAACTTACAACATGGTGCATGTACTGATACATGAAATAGGTCACAGTTTGGGTTTGACCCATGATGTTAATGATAAAAAATCAGTAATGTGGTGGTCATACACAGGAAAGTTAGAATTATCAAATTATGATATTGAAAGAATTACTACAAAATATGGAAAACGAAAATGGAACTCACGAATTTATCTTAGAATGAAAAGATGGCTACAACGTAGGAAAAGAAGATTATGACATGTTCTTGTTCATGCCATGAAAACGGTGATGAAATGTGCAGACATTGTTTACTAGAACATATCAACAAACAGGCAGATTAAATTGTATATTTTTGTAGCTTTGTATGCTGTAATATGTTCACTTTTAATTTTTGGATTGTTAGGATTAGCATTTGGTGATTACATGGACACACTTGGTTTGTATCAGACAAGCAATCCTGTAAGCTGTATTATGTCACCTGACCCTGAACTTGAACCCATGTTTTATCCATACATGTATGATATCACTCGTAGTGCTATTTGGGAATGGGAACTTAAGCTTAAACAACAAACAGGTGGTGATTGGAAGTTTCCAATTTACGAATACCCATTCCACACACATGATAAAAAAACACCAAGAGATTTTCCTGAATGTGATATTTTCATAACTTATGAACAACTAAGTGGTGATTCTGCACTTGGCACAACAGGATTTGATTTTTCCCACAGTAGCCACAAGTATGCCTTCATTACAGTTTACACACAAGCATATCCACCTCAAAAAATCACAATAACACTAGGCAGTAATAATAATGTGAATATGCAATTAGTGCCAAAATCATTAGACCTGATTGACATTAGAAATATTGTCTCACATGAATTTGGTCATGGACTAGGATTAGGACATTATTATTTACATGACCCATCATGTGTAATACAGAATTGCCAAGAACGTTCTATCATGTATCACTCATTAGACATTTGGAAAAACATGACAAAGACAGTTCAGCATGAGGATATACAGATGCTTGTAAAAATTTACGGTGAAGATGGTTTTGGCTATCCAAGACCAAATTGGATTCCACAACAATGTGACTATATTGAAGGTCTTATTGGTGATTGTAGATGAATAAGTTTATTGAAATATTTCTATGGGCTTGGGGAATAGTCAAGTGAGTAATTGGGATAGATTTTGGGATTGGTATAACAGACATACCACAGAATCATTACTTGTTACAGGGATAATTTTATTCATGCAAATTCCTCACATGGTTTGGGCAGCTGATGCCATACTACAAAGTGGTGTTGTATGGGGTGCAAATCCAATTTTAGATTTCTTTCTGTATGGAATTGATCTTGTAGAAATAATACCAATGGTAAATGTAGCCATGATGATTTATTCAAAAATAAAAAAAGGAAAGACTAGAAGCCACGCCTAACGTTAAACGATAAATACATCAGCATTGTGAAAGTTTCATGGGAACAATGTCTTATGACGATGAGTACAACCGAAACCGTTCTGCTATCAAAATGAATAGCAAAGGAATGGCACAGGTTGAAGCAACGTCAGAGAATCTTGTCAAGACTGACCAACACTATGTTGAGCAAAAGGACATTCCAAGCCAACCAAACTACGAAAAGACTAACGCACAGGTAGTGGCACAGTTGGTGGATTTAACAGACCGACTCAACATGCAACATGTACAATGTACACATCAGTCAGACGAAGATTACCAGAAAGCATGTGAAAGATTGGGGGTAGTTCTAACTGCCTAATCAACTAGCAGAAAGTGCAATTATGCAACTGCTTCAAGAATCCCTTCACTACCAACAAGATAGTGCAACCGATAGTAGCAAAATGACTTTGGTGTATTATCATCTTGGTAAGGTAGCGATGAATGGACACACCGATAACGTGTTCGAGGATATTGAAGAATACAAAAAAGACTTTGGTGCATACGCACAGAACGCAGGTGAAATTGGACAGGAAATAGCCACAAGCCTTTGGGAAAATAACAAGGGTGATGTAGCAGACTACCAAGACCTGATCTTACACGTACTACCAATGGTGTAACAACCATTTCCTTTTCTTTTTTTTAAAAAAACACCGATGGTTTAATAACTAAATTCTCAATGTATTGGTATGATAGAACAAGTACACCACATAATCTTACAAGATGGCTTCAAGTCAGAAGTAGATGAAGAACATATCACCACATTGATTGCTGACCCAAATGACAAATACGCAGGACATACAGTTGTTCTAACATTGTCAAGAGAACGTATTGTCTTTGATGGCGAAAATTAACAGGGGTAATACCCTTTCCTTTTTTTCAAATTAGTTCCTTAGTGTCAGTAAAACTGACAATTTACGAATAGAAATTGGTGCTAAATGACAGTGAGATACTCGTTATGCAAACTATCGTAATGAAGTTTAACGAAGCAGAATCTATTGCATGGGTGCATCAACATCAATCACCAAAAGAAAAGAAGATGCAAGTAAGAACATTTTATCGTATTAAGGGCAAGTTAAGATCAATTACAGACAAACGTAAGTTTGAATTACAAAAGCATGGGTTATGGCAACAACACATAGAACGCATAGACCAACTAGAAACAATCCTGAAATTTTCATGGCAGAACTTTCACTTGGCACAAACGCCTGTGGCTAGACAGAGAATATTAGATTCAATTACAGCAATACAACCGTTATTGTCTGCATACTATTCGGCTTCACAAGAGGTAATAGAACACGATGCAACGAAAGAGCTTCAAGATACAGGACATTTATCCAACATTCCAAACTAGCCATGATGCAGTAGAGGAAGATGTTTCAGAAGAAATATCTCAACTAAAGTTTTTCTGTGGCAAGATTAACCCTAGTGAAAACTGTTGTTTCTCACACAGAGTAGGTTTGCCATTACACCCTGCAACATTACAACCAATGATGTACATGCCACACCAATTAGACCTAATCAAACAATCATTGTCAGACAAGCAGGTAAAGTTTCACATTAACAAGTCAAGACAGATTGGACTTACAGAGATAGTTCTAAGAATAATTCAGTATCACTCTTTCCACAAATACAAGGGGGGTAAAATCCTAATCATCGCAGGAACAAGAGAGAAAACAACCAAGACAGTAATGTTACGTTTGAAATCATTGTTCAATGAAATTAGGTCAACTGTCACTAACGACAAAAATGATTTGCACATTACGTTAAAGAATGGAACAGAGATAGAAGGAAAACCATTTGAATCGTATATGTGTTTTCAATGTGGTATGACATCTAACTCTTACTTAGCTTTCGATAGTGATAAGTTAGAGGAGTATACTAAAAACCATAGCGAGCTGATGAATGACTTGAAGATAATGGATGAAGAGAGAGGTATAGTATGGTTCCCATCTGTAATCAATATGGGTGAGAAAGGTATTATATATCCTGATGGTAAACTTTATGATTGGTATTGGCATTACGCTAAGGTTATAGATATACCTGAAGAGGACAGAGAAAAATATGATGGGCATGAAAAAAGATTAGATGTCGATAATGCTCAAAAATTTGGTCAGTTTGAGTTTATGGAAGCTTGTAAGTCTATGGGAATAATAAAAGATAATGGCTAAACTAAGATACAGTTGGAACAACGTAA